CGCCCTTGCCGGGGTTCTTCACGGCGCGCGTCGCCTCCGCGAGCCACAGGTCGTTCGTGTTATCGATATGCTCGACGTTGCGAAGGACGTGGTGGTCGATCGACGTGGGTTCGGGCTTAGACACGGATCACCTCGATCATGTTGTCGACGCGGTGCGGCACGATCTCGCAGGTGGAGAACGTGGGCAGCGGCATCGTGACGACGGGGATGCAGTCGACGTCGAGCTGGGTGAGGAGCGCCTGCATCGCCGCGGCGCGGGTCGGACCCATTCCGGTATAGCTGCCGGAAACAGCCTTGTGGATCAGCATGTTATGCTCCTTGGCTGATGAGGCTAGACGGGTCTGATACTGCCGCATTCTCGACCCACGCTCAGTACGGCGTGGGCGCTTGCTTTGGCTCGCAGGCCCGTCAGGTCTTATCAGGACGGGTAGAAATTTCGGGTCAGCCTACGCTGTCCACTCACGCCTAGCCGCGCTGTGGCGGTAGGATACGTCGTGGACCAGGTGGAACGCCCTTCGCACTTGGTTTCGGGTGCCAAACAGGGGCTGTGATGTACGGCCTTCGCACCCTGCATGATCACGCGCTACCGGCGTGGGCCGACACATGCAGGCTGGTCTCGTCGAAATGTCGTTGATGGTCGTCGATCATATTACCTCCTGATGAGGCTAGAGCTGTGACAGTATAGTCACAGCTCAGGTCTTATCAGGACTTAAATGTTTAAGACCAGTGACTTGCGCAGCGTGGTCTTGCACTTGGTTTCGGGTGCCATTTAGGGGCTAGATACTCTGTGTGCGTCGGCATCAGACGCTATTCTGCCTTACCATCTGCCTATCGTGGCGCGGTCTCACTCCGCATGGTCTTCCCTGCCGCAAGCTGGCTTGCGGTGCCGGTTTTGGCCGGCGCGGGCATAGGCGTCTCCTTTTGTTGGCTAGGACCACGTTGATGGAGCTTCCTGCACGCGACACCGCTTCATTGGGTGCCGCGTGTCTCCCGGTCCGCGTTCGGGAGCCATTCATCATGCCGTGGACGTAGCCAAGCTGGCGAGGGAGGACGATGCGGTCGTCCTAACCGATGAGCAAGCCGGTGTTGATGACCGGCTTCGCTGTTCTTGGGCCTTCCATCATCCTGCGGACCTGATTGGGTTTCAGGTCGAGGAACTTGGCAATGCGGTATCTGCCGAGACCGTGGTCGTTCAGGTGGCGGATCGCGTTGCCGATGATGGGAGGGACTTGACCGTTCTTCCAACCGCCGTCCTGCATGGCGCGCAGCAGCGCGAGGCCGTCGTCGGGGCCTTGGTGCAGGAGGTTCTGGTTGTGGAGGGGCAGGGCGTCGGCGCGGAGCGGCGCGTGCTGGGTCAGCTCGACGGCGCGCTTGCGGGTGATCTGGTCCCACTGGAAAATCCAGCGCGAGACGTGGACGGGGACAAGCTGGAGGAAGGCCACCAGCTCGGTCGCGAGGTCGTAGTCGAGGCGCGACGTATCGAACTTCCGGGCAACGCGGCGGTACTTGAGGCTCGCGTAGCGTTCGGAAGTTGGAAGCGTGGCGTCGCAACAGAATGGGAGCGTCATGCAGCCGCTGTAGCTGCGCGCGGGGACGTGGGCAAGGGCATGGACCAGGTGGCTTCCAAATTCTGGAAAGTACCCGGTAGTTTCGGTTGGCCTGTCCTGCTCCGTCGTACCTCTTTCGATTTTTTGGTAGTTACCCGGTACTTTCCCCTCTCTATATAATAATCATTTATGTGAATCTATATGTATGAAATAAAATTTCTCTTATAGGTAAAGTACCGGGTAACTTGCAGAATTTTACTCGCTTCAGAAAAGCCCGAGAATGCCTAGAAAATAGGCAGAACCCACAAAGTACCCGGTAACTTCCAAAATTTGCGGCGTCCCTCAGCGAGAGACTGGCATCCACCGCACCGAGCCGTCGATATAGACGTGCGGATACCATTTGTTCCCGGCGCGGCGATGGACACCCTGCACGCGGGCGTTCTCGGCGTTCAGGCGCACCAGCTCGCTCTGCTCCAGCCGCAGCATGGAAAAGAACGCGCCGACCAGAACGGCCACGGCCAGCACAGCGACGATGGCGCCGCCGATCACTTGGACTTCTCCACGAACTTGATGATGGCCTCGATCGCGGCCAGACGGCCAGCCTCGCGCTCACGCAGGTGCTGCATCATTTCATCCTCCACTTGATAAACTGTTTATCCAAAATCGCCTCGGCCACGCCTAGGCGCAAGAAAATATCACGGCAGGGAAATTCCCTGTCGTTTGGTTGAAACCGTCGTAGGCGTGGCCCTAGCGGATCGCGTTCGCCTTGCGGACGAGATCGGCAATCGGCTTGGCCGCGGCGGCGCGACGGTTCGCGCGCAGGCGATGCGCGTGATCCGGGTCCGGGCGCGCGTGGGCCGTCGTAATCTCGGGCCGCGCGGACTTCAGCTGAAGCCGCTTGACGTGGGCCTTGCTCGGCGGCGCGCCCATATCGCGGACTTCGCGCAAATCCCACACGTCGCGCGGCGTCACGGGCCGCGCGTGGTCGCGCAGGTGCGCCCACACGGGCGCCCATTCATCGCATTGCATGTGCGTGTCTCCACGGGTGACAGAAACGGCGCGTGACGCCGCTTGTGTCACCCGTCCGGCCTAGGCCGGACGGGGCCGATAAACTGTTTATCGGATCAGGCGGCGAGCGCCTGATTGTCGGCGGCCGCATTGACACGCTTGTCATAGGCAGCGATCAGCGCGGCCATGTCATCATAGACCGCCGACAATTCGTCATCGCTCGCCGTGTCGAGCGACACAGTCAGCGATAGGATCATATCGGCCAGCGTCGCGGGCGTCGCTTCCTCCGCCGTAGCGGGGGGCGTGGTCGCGGCGGTTTCCTCCGCCTTCGCCTTCGCCGCTTCCTCCGCCTTTTTCTTGGCGGCGGCCGCCTTGTCCGCTTCGATCAGCGATTTATAGACTGTGATGAAAGAACGGGTGCCACCGAGCAATTCGGTCTGCATGTCAGCGCTGACTTCGCCCCACCGGCCGGACAGAACGCCGACGTTGGAGCGCCACGTATTGAAGCGGCGCTTGATGACAGAACCCGCCTCGCCCTTCAGGTCCTTCCAGCCGAGCGCGGCGCGGGTGCGTTCGGCCAGCGTGTCACCGTCATGGCCATGGACCTTGACGAGATTGAGATACTGACAGCCCCAATCCTTGGCGGCCATGGCGGCGGCGCTTTCCGCACCCGCAAGGGCGACGCCCATTGCGACGGCCGCCGCTTCCATCGTGGCGAGCGAAGCCGCGACGGGATCGGACGTGATGGCGGCACCGTCGGCACCGTCGGCGAGAATGGAAGCAAGGCGAGTGTCGGTCATTGGATCATCCTTTGTTCGGATCGGCCGATAAACTGTTTATCGGCTTCGACCGGGTGCCCCGGCGTTGGGCATAGCTCCGCCGTGGCTCAGAAGCAGGCTTTCCGCTCTGGGCCGTCGCTGCGTCCTCCGCTTTGACAATCGCCAAAGATCATAGATGAATGGGGCCTAGAAGGTGGGGTGGCTGTTCATGTAGCCGTTGGCCTGGTGGCCAGAGGCTAAGCCCTTGAAGGGTAACACCTTTTTCTAGCCAAAAAATCTGCCTACCCATGCAATCATACCCCCGCTACCGCGATTATATTTTTCGCGTTTTTCCCATATATTGAAGTAAAAGTCGTCAAATTTGACGATTTAAGCACTAAAAATTGCGATATTTCGTCAATTACGACGAAATATCGCAAGAATCATCAATTATAGCCGCTTTTCGGGCATAAGAGCCTGTCGCAGCTCCAAGCCCTTGGCTTCGTGCTTCATCAGGCCAACGCCGTCGATATACTGGGTGGTCTCGAACCCCAGCTCGTCCAGCATCTGCATGAAGCGCTCGTAACTGACCCCGTAGCCGCGCGAGACGTTCTTCATGAAGTCCGTGTACTGATCGAACACGTTCCGGACGTCGGCGGTGGCCCCGTCCTTGGGCCGGACCTTGTCCGACGACTGGATGAAGGCCGCGACCGAGTTGTTTCCACGCGCTACCTGATTGAGACGCAGCAGATGTGAGGCCGGCTGCGTGTAATCCTTCTGCGCCAGCAGCCGCCGCAGCCCCTGCACCGCCCACGCAGCAATCGCCTCGCGCTCTTCCGCCACCAGGACCTGGTGGAAATCGAGCACCCGCTCCTCAACGGGGACAACGCGATTGAAGTCGAAGATCAGCCAGCGTCGGACGAAGCCCTTCGACGTGTCCCGCGAGCGCGGCAGATGGTTGGATCCGAACCACTGCGCGGCCACCGGCTTGAAGGCGAAGATGGCCGACCCCTTGAACTCGGTGTTCTGGGGCGTGCCCTCGACGATCTCCTTGAACGACCGGCCGTCGATCACCGCCTCCTCGGGCAGCTCGCCGCAGATGTTCAGGGTCTTGCCGACCATCGGGGTCAGCTGGAACCGCTCTGGCCACAGCGTCGGCGGCACGCTGCTCTGCGCGGCCGGCGGCATCATGGCCTTGAGCACCTCCAGCGCCTGCGTCTTGCCGGACCCGGCCTTGCCATGGAGCAGGAAGGCCCGCTGGAATTTCGGGGCGATGCCGAACATGGTCGCGGCGAACGCCTCCTGCAGCGCCATGACCTTCTCGGCATAGTCGGCGTCATCGCCCCACGACTGCTCAAGATATTCGAGCCACTTGTGCGCCTCGCTGGCGCGAGCCTCGACGTAATTGAACGGCATCGTGAAGGTCTTGCCGTATTTCGGCGAGTGGTCGTGGAGCACGAGATTCGTGTCGAGGAACCCGTTGGCGAAATTGATCCCGTCCTCCAGTTCGGAGGCGAGACGGCCACGGCACATCTTCGAGATCGTCTTGACGACGGCGGCATAATCGCTGTGTCGGCGCGCGAGAACATTGCCCTTCACGCCTTCCGCGACCTCCATGTAGATGTCGTCCTCGTCCCGGCCGTTGAAGCACGAGCCGTTCCACTGCCAGAAGATGCCCTGATCGTAGCGCAGCTCACCGCCACGGTTCATCTCCTCGACGATCTGCCGGGCAATGGCCTCGTGATCCGCCGCTGTCTCGCCGTCGCCGCGCCGAACGGTTTTGAAGGCGTTCTTCACGTCGGTCTTCGACAGTTTGATCGTGCCGGCCGCGCGCTGAAAGTCCTCCCAGAGCGACATGAACTTGAACTCCTCGAAGTTCTCATCCTTGGCCAGCAGCTCGATCAGCTCGTGGATCTTGCCGAGACGCCAGTTGTTATTGGCCGGGTCGATCGCGATCTGCGCTTCGAGCCAGTCCTTCGCCTTGTCATAGTCCCAGCTCTGGACGGCGTTCTTCCGCACCATCTCGGCGATGGCCGGGTGGGCGAGCTGCTCCGGCGTCAGCCCGGCATCCCAACCCGACGGCATGGTCTTGCCGGCCTCGACGTCCTTGAGCAGGAACTCGACCAGCTTGGCTACGCCCTTGTCCGGATCCATGTCATCGCCGCCGGCCGTGTGCGCGGTGAAGTTCTCAACCCAGTGGGCCATGTGCTTCATCGCCTCGGCGAGCGTGAACTTGCTGTTCTTGTCAATACCGAGCACGACCCGCGCGAGATACCCGGCGTGGCGCACCATCTGGATGTCGCGCTCGCCCTGTGGCACGACTTCGAGCGGCGTCGAGCGACCGGTCTGGGCGATCGACAGGCCGGGCACCGCGCCCAGCCCGCGCCGCAGGATCTGCTCGATGTCCATCGGCAGCGGCGCGATCCGGTCGAGCACCTCCCACAGGTTGGTGTCCGAGACATAGGGCTTCTCGGTCTGCGGGTGGATCGACGGCGGCAGCACCATCTGGTTGCCCTTGCCGAGGAACTCGACGATCGACTCGTTCTCGCCGTTGCGCAGCTTGAAGTTGGCCTGCCCCTGCCAGCGGTAGATCAGGCCCATGCCCTTCTTGCCGACGCGCTTCCACGGGCTGGGCGGCAGGCACGCCAGAATGGCATCGACCAGTGCCTGATCTTCGGTGTCGATGTCGATCGCACACAGGCCGGAGGCCGGGCCGAAGGGCAGGCCGATGTTGCTCTCAGGGTAGGTGGCGAGCCAATGCTCGCGCATCGCCTCGGACGGCATCACCTCGCCATACTGGGTCCATTCGTTCAGGATCGGGGCCTTGCCGGCGCCTTTACCGGGCGAGTTCCAGCGCTTGAGAGGCATGACCGGGATGCCCGCCTGCCAGTGCCGCGGGGCGAAGTCTTTGAAAATGCTCATTTTATACTCCGAGGCGATTGCCGTTGGAAAGATCGACGCCGTTATCCCAGCGGGGCGGCTGTGGCGGAAGGAAGTCGATGCTCTTGAAGATCAGCCAGCATCCGGCCAGCATGTCGATCGCGGAGACCAGCAGCCACACGTCGTTGGTCCACATGATGGCGCCCGAGAGGAATAGCAGGATGCCGGCGGCCAGCATCTCGACGAATATGCGGATCATCGGTACGGCTCCAATCGCTTCATGAAGATCTCGTAGTCGGCCTCCGACATCAGCTCGTCGCAGAGGACGACGACCTGTTCGACGAATGCGGACATCTTGGCCGTCGTCGTGTGGCGCTCCATCATCTTGAGCAGCTGGTCGAGGAGATTGGTCTTGGTCTTGGCGATCTGGATCTTCTGGGCTGTCTCCAGATTTTCCGTGCTCCAGTTCTTGAGGTTCTCGACCATCGCCTTGATCTCGTTGAGGACCATCTCCTGATCCTCGCTCGACAGCTTCACGTCCTTCGACGGACGGCCGCGGCCGGCTTTCGCCTCGACCTGCACCTCCTTCTCGATCACGACCTGCACCTCCTTCGGCGCGAGCAGGTCGCGCAGGGCGGTCTTGGTCTCCTCGTCATAGGGGCAGGACGGATCGTCGAGCGTGTCGAGGTGGTTCTTGAGGCCGATCAGGCCGGTGAGAACCGCGAGGCGGAGGGGAGGGAAGCTGCTCATCCTCACGTCCTACAACTCCGGCTTCCGTGAGCAACGCAAAATCCGCAAGTTACCGGGTAGTTTCCATATGGTGGTTGCGCAGCAACCGTTTGACTTTTTCGTCGCCCTACAACACGCCCTCGATCATGTTCGACGAGCTATACCAAGCCCTCAAGCTCCGCCGGGGCGACGTCAATGCGTCGCAGTCGATGGGCGACTGGATCTGTGCCAACACCACGATCAAGAAGCGCCCGATGTCCTTCGACGGCTATGCCTTCCAGAAGGCCATCGCCGACGACATGCACGCCAACATGTCTGTGATAAAGTGCTCGCAGATCGGCCTGACCGAGGTTCAGATCCGCAAATTCCTCGCGATCCTCACGCGATCGACGGCGCTGGCCGGCATTTTCTCGCTGCCCAACGAGAAGATGTTCACCAAGACCTACAATTCTCGCATCAAGCCCATTCTGGAGACCGACAGCGTCTTCAATCCGCCGACCAGCATCAAGCCGACGCGATCGAAGGACCAGATCCAGATCCGCGACAGCTTTGGCTACATCAACGGCTGCACGGAAGGTGACGCGACCAACACGTCGGCGGACTTCTGCTTCCACGACGAGGTGGATCTCAGTCCGCAGGAAATCCTCGCGCTCTACCAGTCGCGTCTGCAGGGTTCCGACATGCGCGTGATCCAGCAGTTTTCGACCCCGACCTTCACCGACTACGGCATCCACAAGGCCTATCAGCTGACGGACCAGCGCGAGTACATGATGCGCTGCCGGGCGTGCAACCACGTCCAGCTGCCGCGCTTCACTCGCGAGTTCGTCCACCTCGACGATTTTCCCTTCGACGTCGAGAACTTCACCGATCTCACCGCCCAGCAGATTGCTGTTCTCAATCTGGAGAACTGCTACGTCCGTTGTGGCAACCCGTCCTGCCACGCCCGCCTTGACCTCGGCGATGCCGATGCGCGTGAGTGGGTGGCGACCTTCCCGAGCCGCACCAATTTCCGTGGCTACCGGGTGCGCCCCTTCTCCACGCCGCGCATCAAGCCGGCCTACATCTTCGGTCAGCTGGCGCAGTATCAGGAACGCT